GGGTCAGCGTGGTTGCGACGTTTTCTCATGGGGCATCCCGGCTGGCGTCTCACTTACGAAAGAATCATAATTGCAACATCCAATGACAAAGAAAACTTCAGCGCGGCTGAATAAAAACAAAAGAATTGTCCCGAGCTTCGACGCGATGACCAGCGCATCGAAAATTCTCGAGATCCCACTTGCCGAGATCAAGCGAGCAAAGGCCGGTGGCTGTGTCGGCTTTCGCTGTGGGAGAATCTATCGAGTGGACCTGCTCGAGTGGCTCAAGGACAACCCATTACCTGCCGGAGTTGCGCCGACAATGAATAGCGAAGTCACTGACGCCGAGATGGAATCGCGCAAACTCGCAGCTCAAACGCTCAAGGCTGAGCTCGAGCTAGACAAGGCCAAGGAGCGAGTCATCGACCGTGACTTGGTCAAGACCGAATGGACGACGCACCTGACCAAGATCTTCGAGATCCTCGACCAGTCACTCGACCGAGGCATCTACAACTCCATTGCCAAAGAGGTAAAACTCTACCTCGGGCAATACGCGAAATAATGGCGACCATTGAAGAAGACAAACGGTGGCTGGCGCAGGTCGCCGAGTGGGCGGTGCCAGAAAAATTCGACGGATCAATGGTCGAGAAATACGACGGCGTGCTTAGGCTCCCGCAGTCCACTCGCTATCCCATGTATGTGGCCGAGGAGTCACCGTGGTTGATCGAACCACTGCGAGCCATGAGCGACTCGACCATTCGCCGAGTGGACGTGCGCGGACCGGCTGGCTCTGCCAAGTCGCTGATCGGCGAGATCCACTTAGCTTGGTGCATCGACTCAGAGCCGGGCATGTACTACATGGTGGCGCAGTCAGATCCCGACGCCGCCGATTGGCTCGAGGATCGCATCGGGCCAATGCTTAAGGAGAACGAGTTCCTTGCCAAAAAGCTCCCGAGCGACCGCCACAAGCAACGAGTCCAGAAGATCGTCCTGCCGAGCATGTCCTTCTACTGCGTCGGCGCAAACTTAAGCAACGCGCAGTCCAAGCGCGTCCGCTACCTAACAATGGACGAGCCACACATGTACCGGCCTGGCATCATGTCCGCCTTTGAAAAGCGCGTCGAAGGCGTCCGCAACAACAAGATCCTGACGCTCTCCACCGGCAGTATCCTTGGCGACGAGTCGGACGCATCCTTCAACAACGGCACCTGCGAGGAGTGGACGGTTCCGTGCCCGACCTGCAACCAGTTCCAACGACTCACCGACGACAAGGATCGCCTCAAGTTCCCGCGCACCGAGGAGACGATCACCGAGACAGGCGAATTCGTCTGGTCGAAGATCCTGCCGTTGGTGCGCTACAACTGCCAGCACTGCGGAGTGGACTGGCCGCCTGACGAGATCTCGCGACGTCGGCAGGCTGGCCTCGGTCGATACGAGGTGACCAACCCGAACGCTCCAGCGCATCACCGGTCATTCCACTGGGAGGCTGTCAGCGTCCATTACTTTGAGCTGGGCGCAATGGTCATGGAGAAGCTCAAGGCCAGCGCGGCGGCAAAGCAAGGTGCCATCGAACCACTCCGCGACTACATCCAGAAGCGTCGGGCCTTGGCGTGGGACGAGTCGCCGAGTGACGCTGAGACGAGCGTCGAGTTCGACCGCATTAAAGGCAACTACCTCAAGCGCGAGATCTTCGACGGAGAGATCGGACGATTCTTAACCATCGACAACCAAGCCGGGCGAGCGAGTAAAGGCGAGGGAGCGCACCGCTGGTACGTCTGCCGTGCCTATGGGCCGACCGAATCCCGCATCATTGACGAGGGACGCATCACCACATGGGAGGAGTTGGAGGAGCTCCGCATCGAGCTCGGCGTGGAGCCTGGAAGGACGCTGGTGGACATCGCCTTTGATACGTCGGCAGTCCAAGAGGTGTGCGTCCGCTACGGCTGGCAAGGACTGTGGGGAGACTCGACCAACCGCCGAGACTTTCCTCACCACGAAGAATTTAACGGTCAACGCATCGTCCGCAAATATCCGTTCAGCTCGGTCAACGTAGGTCACGTCGGCATCGGGCAAGGTGGCAAGGTTCGCCAGGCTCGCTACTTTTTCTGGTGCCAGCAACCGATTAAAAACATGTACCACCGCATGCGCGGAGGCATGAGTGCCTACCGATTCACCGCGCCGCAAAACGTCAGCAATGAGTATCAGAAGCAGACCAGCGTCGAGTTTAAGCGGCAGGAGGTCGATAAGGCCGGTCAGAAGAAATGGCTATGGACGGTCAGCAAAGGCAAAGCGAACCATCTGCTCGACTGCGACCAGATGAGCTTGGTCAGCGCACTACTCGACCAGCGCATTCGTCGAGTGCTGTTTGCTACAGCCGATCCGGCTGACCTGACGAATGACGGACCGCCACCGGAACCCGCAACCCTCTTGCCCTAATGCGGATATCGACTATGCATAGGTCATATGGCCGTCAAAGGAACACTCGTAGGACTCTCGTCAACCGAACTCACCGAAATCAGAACCGCCGCCGTGACCTGCATAATTGCAAGCTCGGTGCGTGGCGTAAGTTACTCCATTGCAGGACGCTCTTTCAGCTTCCCATCGCTGGAGAGTGCTCAAGACCTGATCCAAGAATGCAACTATGCCGCTGGACTATTGAGCGGTGCGCGGACAATGAACGTGCGAGCAAACTTCAACCGATCGATCGGGCGAGGAACCGCAAACCAATAGACTGACCAATGGCCGCACACTCACCATCCAACCCACTCGCTCCCAACTTCCTCGACCGAGCGATCAACGCGATTGCGCCAATGGCAGGTGTGCGTCGCATGGCCGCCAAGCGTCTGCTCCATGAGTTTAAATACGACGGCGCCAGCTTCACCAACCGTCGCGAGAACGCACCAGCACAGATTGCGCCCAACTCTTTTCAGGTCCAGCGCGACCGGCTCCAACTGCTTCGCGAAGCCACCGATCTAGAGAATAACTTTGCGCCAGCGAAAACGCTCAACCGCAAATACGCAATGTATGTGGCTCCGCAAGGCTACCACGCGCAGACCGGCGACACCATGCTGGATGCGGCGGTTGAGGAGTGGCTCAACCACGAGTGGTTCCCAAAATGCGATCACGCAAATCGAGCCGACTTTTTCCGACTGCTCGAGTTCGGTGTCTTGGGCATGAATCGTGGCGGAGACTACGGATGGGTGTTTACTCGCCCCGGCAGTGATCCGTCGATGTCGCCTGACGAACTGATTCAGTTACCTTTTCGCCTGCAAGCCATTGAGCCAGACCGCCTCGGCGGCGTTTATCAAAACATTGTCAGCGAGGATTACGTCAGCGGTGTGCTGATTGGCGATCACGGTCAGCCAGTCGCCTACCGAGTTTTTAAACGTGGCATGGCGGCTGGTCAGTATACCGATCCCATCGATGTGCCAGCGTCGCAATTCGTCCACTACATGGACGCCATGCAACTGGACGCCTATCGTGGAGTGAGCAAGCTGGACGCCGCCGTCGCTAACCTGCGCGATCTCTACGAGATGATTGAGTTCACGAAGGGCAAAGCGAAGCTCGCCAGTGCATTGACCATCTTCACCAACAGCACCGGCGCGACCGCTGGCATTGGCGCGATGGACGGCTACGCATCGAGCCAATTTGACAACCAGCAATCAGCGATGGCTCAGGACATTCAGTTCGGTCAGATCAATCACCTGACCGCCGGGCAGGACATCAAATTTGCCGACACATCTTCGCCCGGTCCCGAGTCGCAATACTTGATGACCATGCTCCTCAAGATGACCTGCATGAGCTACAACCTGCCGTATTCGTTCGGCCTCGACGCCACTAACCTAGGTGGCGTCTCGAGCCGACTGGAGAGCGAGCAAGCCAAGGCCGAGTTCACCAGGGGACAACGAGTGCTGTCACCGCTGGCGCATCGAATGAAGGACGCCGCCTTGATGGACGCTATTGCCAAAGGCATCTTTCCTGTCAGCTCTGCCGACAAGATTTGTCGTGGTCGCTGGAGTTACCGACCGCATCCCCAGCCCGACATCGGGCGCGAGTCGTCAGCCAATGTTTCGCTGTTCCAGAGCGGACTGCTTAACCCACTCAACTACTGGACCGAGGACGCACAAGATCCCGAGAAGGTCGCCAGCGACATGGTGCGGTGGGCAAAGATCAAGCGGGACAAAGCCGCCGCCGAAGGCTTTACCGTCGAGGAAGTATTCGGATCTGGCATGGCCAAGCCGACCAACATTTCTCAGAGCGAGTCAGTATCGACCGTGGCACCTACTCCCGGCACCGAGCCCGACGCCACCACGACAGAAGCATCGGCGCGAATGGTCAACGAGTTTGACGTTAAGATCGATGCCGAGGATTTACGCGCTGCCACCCTGCGCGAGTTGGTCAGCCTGCTCATGGACAAGATCCCCCGCAACCAAGCCATCGCAGCGGCTTACGCAATTTACGACGGCGACAAGACTCGGGCGCAGTTGCTTAAGGAGGTCGAGTCGCACCTTCAAGGACTACAGAAGGACAAATGAAACCGCCGGAATACATCATCAACGCCGCCAAGCGCGGACTGGAATTTCTTCGCGCCGGAGAAGGTGGCGACGGTCTGACCGAAGGCACCAAGGACGCCGCCAGGCGCATGGCCTCGGGCGAAGTCAGCGACGAGAAGATTATTAAGGCTAGTGCCTGGGGAGCTCGGCACAAGGTCGATCTGGACGCTGGCAAAAACAGCAACGCCGACGACAAGGAGTGGCCCGGTGCCGGTGCCGTCGCACATTATTTATGGGGCATTAACCCACTCGATCCGCAGCCAGCTCGAGACTGGTTTGATCGGCAGTCAGAAAAGATTCAGTCAGGCGAAAAACTTACAAGTCACACCATGCCAACATTTCTTTCTACATTCCAAAGCAACGACAGCCAGTCCACGTCGGCACTCGTAGACGAGTCCAACAACTGCATCCACCGCGTCTCCCTGATCTCTGTCGGCGAAGCTAAGGGGCACAAGGACGACTTTGGCAGACAGATGTATGTGGATCAGACCACGCTGGCGCAGGTCTATAAATCCTGTCTTGAAAAAGGGAGCGTCAAGGTCAAGGCCGACCACGGGAGCGGAGTGTTTTCGACCGCTGGCTACGTGGACAACTTTGTTCTGGAGAATGGGCGAGTCTGCGCTGACCTGCACATTTACGAGAGCGAAGAAGAGTCCGCTAAAATCTTTGAGATTGCTCGCAAGAATCCTACGCACATTGGTATCTCTCTGGAGTTCACCGGAGTGGACGTGGAGGTCGCAAATGCTTGTGTAGCAAGGTGCGACGAGGTCATCACCGCATCACTGGTCAGCGATCCCGCAGCCAATAAATCTTTATTCTATTCAGCCATTTACCCCATTGACGAATCTCAACCATCACCTAAAACCAAATCACTAAGCACAAACATTATGGCAACCGACACACCAACCGACTCTCCAAAATCACCGACGACCGACATGGCTGATACCGCTCAGACCTTAGCCAAATTGGCGGAGGAGTTTGCGAATCACATGACGGAGTACAAGGCTTTCAAAAAGGCTTTTGACGACGCACAAATTAACGACACCGATCCCGGCACCGAACCCAACATCACCGATCCAAATGTGCCGCCGAAAGCAAAAGGAGTGCAAGAGCTGGAGATCGACATCGATACCGACGAGGAAGCCAAACAAGAAGCTGACTTGAAAGATGCGATGAAGAAGGCCGCCGAAATGGGAGCAACTCTCGCCATTAAGGCGTTTGCATCCAAGCTCGGCGTTGTCATTCCCGCTGGTGGCGCAGCCATGCCACTCGCTGGCAAAAAGACCTTTGCCCAAATCGTCGAGACCGAGACCAAGCGTTTCGATGGCGACAAAAACGCAGCAATGATTCACTGCATCAAAAACTTCAGCACGGAATATGCGGAGTCCCGCAACGTCCGGTAATCCACTCAACTTCAACCAACTCAACTCTCTCTAAACTATGTCTACGCAAAACGATCTCGGGTTCCGAACCTTTCAGGCTTCTGGAGCCATCTCAGCTTACCTCGTCGTTGACGTCCAGTCGGACGGCACGATCAAAGCCGCCGCTGGCGGTGTCACTCAAGGCATCGGCGTTCTCCAACAGGACATTGCCGACGCTGGCTACGGTGGCGTCAAACTCTGGACTGCTCCTGGCACCTTTATGGCGCAGGTCTCTGGCACCGCGATTACTCCAGGCACCGAGTACGCGGTGATCACCGGCGGCTATATCGGTACCCGCACCGCCACCACTTGGCCGACCGCAGTTGCTGGTCTCCAGGCTGGCGTTGCTTCCGCCGGAATCATCGTCGAATTCATCGGCAAACTCTAATCTCCTCAACTCCTCAACCCTTTACTTTTTAACGACTTATGGCTTACACGAATGGACAAGCGACACCACGGGCGGACATCTACGCGCTGGTGCAACAGGCAAACTCAGACTTCAACAAGCTCTTCATCGCTGATCAGGTTCTGCCTGTGAAACCCGAAGA